TAAAGTGCCCGAAATTAATATTGCAGGGCATAAATTTGGTGGGCAGAAATTTGGTTTTAATGTTAAGCATATCCAATCATTTGCTAATGGTGGATTTCCTGATGGTGAAGATGGATTGTTTTATGCCAACCACAACGAGCTTGTTGGTAAATTTAGCAACGGAAAGACAGTTGTTGCTAATAATCAGCAGATTGTAAGTGGAATTGAACAAGGTGTATACAATGCCGTATCTAGTGCATTAAGCAGTAGTAATGGAGATAAGCAGCCAATCATTAACGTTTATGTAGGTGGTAGACAGGTCACAGACTATATTATTAAAGACGTAAATCAAAGGACTATTGCAAGTGGCAAATGTCCTATTTTAGTGTAAGGCAGGTGAGAGAATGGCAACATTGATTATTAATACTGGTGAAAAGGCTTTCTCTAAAGAACCAGCTTTAGAGGGCGTGGGTGAATCTCTTAATAAGATATGGAGTAAAAACACTGGGCGAACATCAACAGGAAAGATGACAGGTGATATTGTAACTAAAAAAAAGAAGCTGTCGGTTAAGTACCCTCCACTTACAGAAAGTGAAAAAGTGGAACTTGAAGAAGCGTGTGATGATGCGTTTTTTCAGGTGACGTATAAGGGAAAAAAATATACTATGTATTGTGATAGTATATCCGGTACATTGTATTCGATGGTGGCAGGACTAGGATTCAGATATACGAATTGTACGGTTAATCTGATAGAGCAGTAAGGAGAGGATATGTATTTAGCGAACGAGGATATAAAAAATGCGTTGCAAAGGGATGGTAGAACATTCCGTGCAAGGCTTACAATGTCAGACGGAACAATCATAAATGATGTTGTTGCAATAACTTCCTCTGCACAGTCTACGTCTTCAACGGAATGCTTAGACTTTGGGAGTGCAATATCAACAATTTTAAACGTAACATCCGTGGATAATGGCTTGATGGTAACAGATAAGGAATTTCTGCTCGAAATAGGCATTGTAATTAATGAAGCCGTAAGCTATGTCCCGATGGGATATTACACAGCTCAAAAACCGTCAAAAAACAGCGGTCAACTTGTATTTGAAGCATATGACAGAATGGCAGGAAAAATAATGACAAGTGATTATGTAAGCGATTTAACATATCCTTGTGATATAGCTGACGTATGTAAAGAAATAGAAACAAAAACCGGTTTTAAATTTAAGGATATTCCATCAGGTATAGAAGTCCCAATAATGATAGTAAGCACTGATGAAGACGTTAAAAGTGTCACATATGCAAAGCCTTTTGATGGCTATACCTATGCTCAATCAGTTGGTATGATTGCCGGAAGGCTTTGTGCATTTGCTACATTTAATCGGCAGGGAGAAATTGAATTTAGAACCTATAAAAAGGTTGAAGATGTTATTGTTGAATTGGCTGATAACGGAGAGATTTTAAGCGATAGTGATAATGTATCACTAGCAGACAAAGAAGCCTTAACAATAGGACTGGATGATATATATTTAGGCGGAATAACGGAGCAGGACAGTAATTTCACAATTCAATATTTAAAATGTTCAACGGATAGCGATAATGTTCTTGTATCGGGAGAGGGAGTAACCGGATGCAATGTTAATTGTAACTTCGTAAAGCAAGGCGAACTTGACGGACTTTATGACAAGATTAATGAGACAATGGATGGAGTTACAACATATTCGCCGTCTGAAATCGAAATAAGAGGAAATATGTGTTTAGACCTTGGCGATATAGTTGAGTTTGAGACTGAAACAGGCGAAAAAGCATTACTTCCTATTATGGGCCTAAAGTTCGACTTTGATGGAGGACTTACAACAACTATATCTTCCTATGGTTCGACAGGCCAGAGCAACAGTAATCATATATCACCGACAGAAAAAGCATTGGCAAGAGCTTATCAGAAGATTGCTATAGTAGAACAACTGATTGCAACTAAAAAGATTACAGTAGGCGCAATATATAACTATGCAAACATTTTAGAAAATAGCCTAACTTTGGTAGGCGAAAGTGTGACACTAAATGTTACATCGCTAAGTTGGACTGTTTCACAGAATGGCGGAATGTATGTTGCAAAAGCGAATATAAACGCAGATGTTGAGGAAATAGATGTAATCAGTGCAGGAGATGATGTTGTAAATCGAAGTTTAACGGTTGATATAACGTATCTTGATGAAAACGGAGAAATCCAAAGTGTAACAATAGGAGCAATCATTAATGATGGGGTGATTATTGATTTAAGCAGTTACGATGCTACACAAATCAGTTTAACTGTATCAGGAATGATAAGAAGTGCAAATGTTAATGACGAATTACAGTTAGCGTTCAAAGTTAAGGAGAAATAAGAAATGGCAAAAATAATAACAAGTGTTGACGAGATTAATAATATAGACGAAGTGGCTAGCATATTCGTTAATGTCGATGGAAGCCTTAAGCAGTTGACTATAGATGCTTTTATGGAATTGTTGTCAAAAAAGCAGGATAACATTACCGTTGGCGATGGGTTAATTAAATTAGAGAATATGATAAGCTGTAGCGATTGGAAATTGATACTTGATAAGACATTGCCGGCACAAAGCAGTGATGGAACATTATTAGATTTTGAAGATTTAATCCTTGATGGAACATATAAGGAATTAAGATTTATAACTGTAATGTGGACGTCAGCTTCAGGGGCTGCAGATTTGTATGTTAATAATGGTACAGAACCAGTAGTCACATTACAGGAAATGTTAGGGACTGGTGCTACATTTACATATGAGTTTATATTACAGGATACAGATTTACCGGGAAGATACTTGCTTTTAACATCGGAAAGAACAATTAGTGGTGTTAAAGCAACAAGTTCAGAAGTTAAAAGGTATCAAAACTCAGGAAGTGATGAAACAGTTCCTAACGTTAAGAATATTAGAAATCTAAAGTTGAAGCTCGAATCTGGATGGAGTAATACATCTGCAAGATATGTGAGAGTATATGGAAGAAAGTAGAGGTAAGGATATGAAAGTTAAAGAAATAAAAACGGTATTACCAAATGATAAAGAGGGCAAATGTGGTTATATTAACAGTTTAAGCGGTGGAGCAATAGCCCTAAACGTTGATGTGACAATCGGCGAGCCTTATGTTTTTTCAATTTACATTAAAAGCACAAAGGAAGCGAAAATCACGGTAAATGGAACCGATTACCCGGTAACAGCAGAATGGACTAGAGTAATACATAGATATATACCACAGAATAAAGTATTAACTATTGCTTTTTCTGACGGCGAATTCTATATATATAAAGCACAGGTTGAGAAGGGCATAATAGCAACACCTTGGATGCTCAATGAAAACGACAGAGCAAGAGACAGTGAAACGTTAAAAAATTGGTGCTACGAGCAGGACATGACATATATAGATGGTGGAGCAATAGCAACCGGAACAGTAACAGCAAAACAGATTAATGTTAGCAACTTGTTTGCGCAGGAAATTGAAGCAACTGGAACAATTAAGGGTGCTAAAATCGTTGGCGCATTTGGTGAATTTACTAAGGCATTTACTTCACAAATTAAAATGTTAAATGACTATAAAGGACTGCTTGGAATATATTCTGATTCGATAGTGGCAGCAATGAGAAAAGATGATAATGTTGCAGGAATTGGAATTAATAAGAATGGATTGAAACTGTGGAACTTGGCTTATGTTAATGGTAGAACATATGATACCGGATGGGTTAATGTACCATGTGGCAGCGGAATATCAGGTTATTCGGAAAACGTTAAGATTAGACGTGTAGGCAATGTTGTTCATTTAAGAGGTGTCGTGAAAAATGCATCGAAATTAACAATAATGTCAAATCTACTAACTTTACCATCAGATGATTTCAAGCCTTCATCAACCGAAAACATTCTATGCGGAAGGAAGGATTTTAATTACTTGATTAGAGTATATAGTGATGGAAATGTTGGAATTGAAAGTAACACAGAAATAGGTCAAAACTCATGGTTACCAATTAATTGTACATGGCTTGTTGATTAAGGAGTAAATTATGAATGTTATAGAAGTAAAATTTGGGACAAACAGAACTGTTGAAACTGAACCACGTTATCAGCATGATAAAGGACAGATATTACATCTACTTGATATTGAGGACGGAATTGAAGTTCAGTTTTCTAATAAAAGTTCTGATGAAACAATTAATAAGATTGTAAGTAAAGGTCAGGTAGAAATACCTGATTTTTTACTGTCTCAAAACGAGGTGATAACAGCATACATACAGTATATTGATGAAAATAGTCAAACAACTTTCCGTGTTGCACATATTCCCGTGATTGCAAGAACGAAAAGTGAAGACGGCATTGTTGATAATGATAAACCCACTTTTCGTGCAGAGATGCAAGGCATTATGAATGATACGAAAGACATAGCTGAATCAGCAAAAAAGGAAGCACAGTCAGTGCGAGAAGATGCAGATGCAGGATTGTTTGACGGAAAAACACCCCAGAAAGGCATAGATTATTTAACTGATGAAGAAATAAATACCTTTAAGTTAGAAACGAAAACATACATTAACGAACAAATCACTGAAAGGGTAGATAAAGTTAAAAGTGATTACATCGAGGAATTAATAAGCGACTATGTAGGAGGTGGAGACAATGACTAGCATATGGGAAATAGAATCTTTAGTAAATCTAAAAAATAAGTTAAAAAATATTCTAATCAGCAGAAAAGTTGATGTATCTGATGACGATAATTTATCTACCTTGGTAGATAAGGTTAATGATGTTAGAGATAACGTTGAATTGAATGCATTGCTTTCAGGCGACTTAACAGAATTTAAAAGTGAAAGCTTAACAGAATTAAAAGCTTATGCATTTAGCAATTGTATTAAATTGACTAAAATTGATATTCCTAATTGTATAAATATTGCAAATCAGTGTTTTAATACAGCCTCAAGTCTTGAAAAAATAGAAATATTGAAATCAGGGTCGGTGGGTGCGACAAGCACTTTTTATAGTTGTACTAGTTTAAAAAAAGTCATATTACCCTTGTTTGTCGCCAGTAGTGCTTCATCAATGTTTCAAAATTGTAGTAAATTACAATTGATAGATATTAATACAATAAAATTAGATTATCAATCTCTTAATGGTTGCAATAATTTAAAAACATTAATATATCGAAGAACCTCTGGAGTAAATTCAATAAGTTCTATCTCATTACTCCCAACAAATTTTCAAAGTAATGGTTTTCTTTATGTACCAGAAAATTTACTTGATTCTTATAAAACTACAACAAACTGGTCAACAATGGCTGATAGAATTATTAAACTTGAAGGTACAATATATGAAGATGTGTACTGGAGTAAAAAAGATATGATGTTTATATTTGTTGATTCTATAGAGTATGAAATTCCAAAAGATACTACCGTTCTTCAATATAAGAATACTTATCAAATAGAACATTTATATTCAGACGGCACAGAATTAACCGATGATAAACTATTATATGATTATATAAGCACTACAATAACAACGGAGGTGGGATGATGATAATTGTAGAAAATAAGATAATCAACGGAAAAGAATTTAAATATACATATTCCGATAGAGGAATGAAAATCAAACGTGAAAATGTTCTATATGACGAAGCTTACGATCCTATAGAATTTGACCGGGTATATGAGGAAACAGATAAGGCAGTAGGAGAAGAGGAAGAATAGAGGTGATTCAATGATTAGGGATGTTGGCGGCTAAAAAAATGTACCTTTAGTACAGTAATAGTGTCTTGACAAGAAAAACAATAAAGAAAAAAGGTAAAAGAATATGGATAAGGCAAATTTATTGAAGAAAATAGTGGGAGCAATAAGCAGTGTGTTGTCATCAATGCTTGGAATATTGTACATTCCTGTACTGCTCCTTGTAACTTGCAACGTGGTAGATTACACAACAGGTTTAATCGCAGCTAAATACAGAGATGATGGAACCATCAGCTCGTATAAGAGTTTTAGGGGAATATTCAAGAAAATCTCCATGTGGATGCTTGTAGTGGTAGGTGTTGTGGTGGATCAGTTATTAAAATACACAACAGATACCATAGGGCTTAAATTTCCGTTTCAGTTTCTGATAGCCTGTGTGGTGGCAGTGTGGCTCATATGCAATGAATTAATATCAATATTAGAAAACATTAAGGATGCAGGTGTTAATATACCTTCATTTTTGCTACCACTGGTTAAGAACATTAAGTCACAGACAGAAGCAAGTGTGAACATGGAAAATGAGGATAAGGAGGATAATTAAATGAAAGTATTTATTAGTCAACCAATGAGAGATAAGACAGATGAAGAGATTAAAACGGAGAGAGAAAAAGCAGTTAGCATAATTAAAGAAAAATATAATCAGGATGTAGAAATCATTGATAGTTTCTTTGAGAATGCTCCGCATAACGCCAAGCCACTGTGGTTTATTGGAAAGAGTTTGGAATTATTGGCAGATGCAGATGTTGCATATTTCTGTAAAGATTGGGAGTTATATAGAGGATGCAGAATTGAGCATATATGCGCAAAAGAATACGGAATTGACGTAATGGAAAGTGAGGTAGAATAAATGGCAAAGAAAAAAATAACGACTAAAAGGTTTAGAGCATCTGACAAAAAAATCTACACAATTTACAGGTATTTTGCATCTGACAACACATTTTTCTGTGCAAAAGGAAAGTTGAAAAGAGCAAACGTCAGATACATTCCTATTCACAACACAGGAAATAAGGGTAGAGACACAGCTTATGCAAATGCAAATTATTTCTATAACAATAAAAAAGTATACGCAGGAGCACATTTCATCATTGATTTAGATGGAATAATCTATCAGAGTGGAAGATTAAGTGATGCGTGCTACTCAGTTGGTGGAAATAAATATGAAAACTGCTACAAAACAGGTGGTGGTACATATTTTGGAAAATGTAATAACTATAATCAGGTATCTATCGAGTTAGCCGGTATCGTGGATAACAAGCCAACAGCAAAGCAGATTGCTGCAACAAAGGCAGTGATTGAATACATTCAGAAGTATTGCAGAAAGGCAAAGACAATAATTAGGCATTTTGATGTAACTGGAAAAGATTGTCCACACAGATTTTCAGGAATAGCAAATGCAAAGGCTTGGCTGGAGTTTAAGAAGAAGATTGGATAAAATAGAAAAGTAGACTATAATATGTGACATAAAAACACTGTTTTTCAGAATATGTAACATTACCAATGGATAATATATTATCCACTAAAATGTGCAAAATCATTAGTTTCTTCTATATTAATGTATCGTCATACGTTATTACAATCGGGTCCACCATACTGCAATAACGTATGACGATTGCTCGCAACCCCTTTATTTATGGGAGGTTGCGGACATTTTCACTCAATCATTAATGTAAAAAAACATCAATAAAGAGTGATTTTTCTTATCATAAACTATTTTCTCTACGACACTTGTTAAGGCCTTATGTTTTTGAATGTCTGTTGATTTGTCAGATGAAATTATATCATAAGAAGAACGGATTTTCTGCATAAGCCTATTTTCATTTTCATTGGATGGCTCATTGGAATATTGTTCCAGAAGTGCAATCAGTTCCTGACGCTCTCTGTTCAGAATTTCTTTATTGGCTTTGTATTCCTCTATAGTGTCAATTCCATCACGGTAAGCTTCCTTTATTCGTTCTTCCTTCATGGCAATTCTGTTTAGCTTACGATTAATAAGCTCGCTTTCAGTTTTTTCTTCCTTATTTGTCGAATGAACTACATAATTAACTGTTCCACTATCAAGAACCTTTTTTAGGGCGTCCAAAATAGCCGGTTTTAGGGCATTTTCATTTGTAAGGTGGGATTCGTTACAGGAAGCATGATTATAGGCGGTGCATTGGAAATATGTGTTTCCTGACTTGCTTTTACCGGACCTTACCAAACGCCCGCCACAGGCAGAGCAAACAAGAATACCCGACAGCCAATGCTTGTATGCGGATTGAGCACGTGCCTTAAAAGGTCTTCGGGTGGCTTTGTCAATCTCCTGAGCAGCATCAAATAATTCATCTGATATGAAAGTTTCATGCTCACCATCAGTAATAACCCATTCTGATTTATCTTTAATTTTTCTTGTGGAATGATCTGATTTATTCCAGACAATTTTGCCTTTATAAAATTCATTTCGGATTATGTATGCAACAGTTCTGTTTTGAAATTTTCCATTTCGTTTAGTCTTATATCCCAGTGCATTTAATTTTGTGGCTATGTCAAAAAAAGACATATGTTTATTTACATACCAGTTAAATATTTTTTTTACTATTTCTGACTGTTCCGGAACAATTACAGGGACACCATCCTGCATACGATAACCTAACGGTGGATCCGAATTGTAACCACCTCTTGAAGCACGTTCTGTCATTCCACGCATTACTTCACCTGAAAGATTGATAGAGTAATATTCATCCATCCACTCAAAGATACGTTGTACCAACTCTCCAATAAATCCATCAGGTATCGGCTCCGACACGGAAATCACGTCCACATTGGCTTTTTTTAGTAAATTCTTATAAACTATAGCCTCTTCCTGATTGCGGGCAAAACGGCTGAATTTCCACACCAGAATTACATCTATTGGATGTTCGTCACTTTTAGCAATGGCTATCAGATTCTGAAAGGCAGGTCGGTTGTTTGCCTTTCTTCCGGAAATACCGTCATCCTGAAAAATGAACTGTTTTGGAATTATTATGTTGTTTTTCTTTGCGTATTCCAAACCAAGACGTATTTGTGCATCAGGAGAATACTCTACCTGATCATCTGTTGAGACACGCACATACAATGCTCCGGTCTTCATATTGAATCACTCCTTTGTAAAATTTATGTTTTTAGGTATAAAAATAACACCCAGCATTTGACCAGGTGCTCCAGAAATGATACAATACAACTTGTTTGGGGTGGTATTTATATCACTTGGAGCTGGTCGTTAGTGGCTGGCTCTTTTTTATGCTACCATTGTGGTGAAGTCACCGAAATGGTAGCATAGTACTTTGTTTTTTAACCCCCTCGAATTCGAGTGGTTTAAATAAATTTATCTGTTCCAAGAATAACCACAGTTTTGACAAACGCAAATAGTTTTGGTTATATTTATTGCTACTTGTCTTTTTGGAATAAATATCTTTGCAAATAGAGCAGGCAATGTTATAAAAATCCATTTAAAAGGAATCCACCACCAACTAACACATATCCACCATAATATACTATGATGTTTATTTTTTAATTTGATTTCATTAATCACCTGTGTGTTTATGTTCTCGCTTCCACATTTTGGGCATCTCATAAATATTTCCTCCATAAATTTTTTATTGAACAATTTGAACAATTTGAATAATTTGATATAATGTACTTAACAAGAGAACCGAAAGCTAGACGAAACCTAGCCGCCGGCAAATAAGTGTTAAAAAATAGTGCCTTACTTTACCAGAGCAGGGGCACTATTTTTTGTGTGAGAAATAAGTAATAACAAGAGCTATCACACTGCAACAACATTGTCACGAAAGCAAATAAGTCGCTATATGTAACCATTGGCACCAACCCCTTTCTTTTGTAAAGTTCGGCAGTTGGTATGTCGCTCCTTCGGTTCCCCTGGTAAGTATATTATATTTTCAAAGTGCAAGTTTCTGATTTTAAAATTTATCAGTTTTCCGGTTCAATCAAATCTTCCATATTACCTTTACGTATTCGTTGTAGATTATTCATGCTAATTGTTCCTCCAATGTTTTAATAGTAAAAAATAAAAGGCAGGTAACCGAAGCTACCTGCCAACGTTAGACCAAATTATAAGATGGGCGGCGTATCCATCATCTCAGGTACTCTTACGAGTGCGTCGGGAGCCTTTCCGACCTTTATAATTCAGTTTCAGTCTTATTTTATGTAACTCGATTATAAATTATTAAATACTATTTGTCAAATTTTTTTAATCTTCCGTTTTTTAATCTATGTTGCAGTTTGGAATTTGTTATCGTATGTAAAGTTGCAACATATAAATAGTCTTTGGAGACATCAAGTTTGATACCAATCTGAATATTTGCATCAAAAATCTTTACTAACTCAAAACTTTTTTCCTTTTCGTTAGGATTAATACCTATATAGTCGGGAAAGGAAATGATTTCTTCAAGTTTCGATAAGTAATCTATACATTCAGGGTGTCTTTTTTCTATATGCTTGACTAAGCCCTCCGATTTGTATATATAATCATAACCAGATATAAATTCATAATATTCCGAAAATATATTAGGAGTGTTAATAATAGGTTTTATATTATTGTTCATATATTATTTCCTTTAATGAGCTATTAACTCTAAATAACCAACGTTTAATCCCTTGTTTAGAAAATCTCCATTTTCAATATGTTTAAGTTCGTGGAAATAAGTAATTAACCACTGACTTTGTGAATGACGACTGTTTATATAGATTGTGTAGTAATCGTCCGCAGGGTCGTAACCAACAAATCCTTTTATACTAATTGGCATATCAACAAAAAGAACTCTAAAGTTATCACCTCTCATTTGTATCTCACCCCTTTTTTATTGCTATACTAAAAGTGGACACGAAATAAGTAGAAATCATACCATCAAAGGTTTATCATATTAATTAAGATTAAGTATTGTAGACATTCACCATTTTATAGGAGGCAATACATATGAGTAAAAGATTAACCCCTTTTGAAAAAGAACTACTTATTAAGCTTTTCAGAAAATCACCAGATGTTTCTAAGCGTGAATTCTGTAAAGCTAATGGTGTCACTTTCCAAACCTTTAATAGATGGATTGAACAATACGATTCTGCCGGTATCGAAGGTTTAGCTGCAGGTTCAAAACTTCCAGAGTTGCTACCTGAAGGCATTTCTCCTTCTGAAGAAGCCTACAAGAAAGAAATACTTAGATTGACCCTCGAAAACGAACTTCTAAAAAAAAATTATGTGACCCGGACGACTCCAGATGGAAAAATCCAGATGCAACGTTTAAATCCGAAGAATTCGAAATAGTCGAACGTCTTTCTAAACGTTACTCAGTTAAGGATTTATGCGAAATCCTTGGTGTTAGTCGTTCTGGATACTACAAACATATTAAAGCTAAAAAGCATCACGAAATTCGTTGCAAGAAATTCTATATTGCTTTGAATTATGTTTCGCTTGTTCATTCAGAACATCCTTCACATGGCTATCGATGGGTTGCTGCTTACATTCGCATTAACTATAACCAAAATTTATCTGATAGCCTTGTTTATAAAGCTTTTCGTTATCTAGACATTAAAGCTGAGACCAAGCACAGAAAGCGTTGTAAACCTAGAAAAATTCGCGATAAACATCCAAATATGATTTTTGATCATTGGGATACTGTTGATCGTCCTAGACAGGTTATTGTATCTGATATGACTGCTTTTCATGCTGGTGACAAATACTACGAACTTACAATGTATTTTGATGTTTTCACAAAACAGATTTTAAGTTGGAAGTTATCTGACAGACGTGGTGCACGTGAACCATATCTCTTTGGTCTCAAGGAAGTTGTTGAATTATTAGAAACTGATGGTCCTGACGATTCCCCAACTTACTTGCATACTGACCAAGGTTCTGTATACGCTTCTATGGCTTATGATGAATTAATTCAAGATAAAAACATCATTCGCTCTATGTCTAGAGCTGGAACTCCAACCGATAATCCTGTCAACGAATCGTTGAATGGTTGGATTAAAGAAGAACTTTTTCTTGACTATCACATAAACACTTTGCGTGATCGTTATTGGGTTCATTGCGCCATTTCTGAGTACATTGACTTTTATAATTCTAAACGTCCTTGCTACTCGCTTAACTATGAAACTCCTGATAACTATTACAACCTTTATAAATCGGGTCAACTCGAAAAACGTGATACTTTTTCTAAACGTTTTGATGATGACCCTAGATATACCTAAATTTAGGTGTCTACAAAAAATAAATTTTAAATATTCAATTATCAATTAATATGTCTACTTTGGAAAATTTCTACCTCCATGTGTTTTTATTTTTATGTCCACTTTTCTTGACTGCTACATTTCATTTATGTGATATGTTAATTTTAATATTTATGCTGTCCAATAATCAGGACTTCTATAATTCTCCTTTAAAAGCCTTAACCATAGATATTACTTTTTTCATATCTTCTGGTGAGCAATCTTTTGTTGTATCAAACAGTATTTTCAAATCAGGATTGTCAAATATTTCCTGAGCTAGTTGTTGGGTTTCTTTGTTTGTGTAATATGATGGTTCGCTGGATGATTTATCTTCTATTAAATCTGATTTATTTATGTGAAAATAGTCAGCTAGAGCTTGAACTTTACCCATACGTGGGATAGCAATCCCTTTACACCAAGTATTAAATGTTTGAGGAGATACACCAATACTATTAGCTATTTCAAGTTGGGTTTTCCCACTATTATCAATATAGGAATTTAAATTCCTGGAGAAAATTTCTTTTTGCATATCTTCGCTCATGATCATATCCTCCCTTGTTTTTATAATATATAATGATAATACAATTTAATTTTATCAAAGTCAACAAAAAAACAAAAAAAATTTGATTTTAGTATTGACATCAAATTAAATTTGATTTATTATATAAGAGTAGCAAGTAGTTAAGCAACATTTGAAAGGAGGAAATAACTTGAAGATATTTGATAATATTGACGAGGAAACAAAAAAGTCTACCAGAGATACCCTGATAAGTGCTCTGATAGACTTGGTGATAGGAATAATCCTATTACTAATTGATAGGCTGTTCTAATCAGCCGGCAGGGGCGAAAGCCCTTGCTCAATTCAGCCTAATTAATATTATCATATCTAAGAGGAAATGTAAATATGATTAAATTCTTAGGAGTGTATTTTGTATTTATAGGTATAGCTAAATTGGCTTATACACTATACAAAATACGCAAAAACCAGCTGACCTAACGGCTATACGGGGTTGATTATTGGAATGGGAACATCTATGTATTTCCCGATGCATAGGTGTTCCTGATTAGACAGAAAGGAGTGATATTAAAGTGGGAAAAATACAGATAAGTCTTGCAGCAGCTAGAGTTAATGCTGGAATGACACAGGAAGAAGTGGCAAGAGAAATTCACGTATCAAAAAACACAATAGTAAATTGGGAAAAGGGAACCTCCGAACCATCAATTAATCAGGGAAAAGAATTAGCGTCTTTATACAATATGCCATTAGATTATATTTTTTTACCTTGCAAATCAAATTAAATTTGATTAAAACAAAAATATTCAATAAGGAGCAACAATGGAAGATAAAGAATTTGAAGAGCAGGCTTCATTAGCAATTTTAACTCTCGAGTCATTTCAAAATGATTTATTGGAATATGCAAATGAAAATTGGTTGCCATCACAAATTGAGATGTTGGAAAGAGCGATAAATGAAGTCAGCACAAAAAAAGGAAAAGAGGATAAAACATACAAGGCAGAATATCAGGATGAAGAGTTTGAAATATTCACTTGTAAAGATGATACAGAAGCAATGAAAGAAGCAGAGCTGTATGAAGACAGTCATGGAACACTTTTCAATTTATTTGAAATCAATAATGACTATGACGAGATTAGAACAGTATTTTAATTGGGAAAGTCGAAAAAGGTTGACAAACCTCGAAAAAAGTCGTATCATTATGCTATCAAAACGAAAGGAGCAGTAAATGATGCAGACAACAATAAGAATACCAACAGAGCTACACGCGAAGCTTAAGGAGCTTGCCAAGAAAAAAGGACTAACAGTAAATGCCTTAATTATTCAGGCATTATGGAAATTATAAGGAGGCAAAAAGATGACATTAAGGACAACAGGGACAATAGCCGCCGCAGTCGTTTGGATTGTAGCAATAGCAGGCATACTGATTTGGAAAAAAATATGCCCAGAGAGTATATGGATATACTCAATTTGGGCAATATTTGTAGCAGTAGCATACACAGGTTTTATAATTTGGTGGCTTTACTAATTGTAGATTCCAGGTCGGCTCTAAGAATAGCTGATAATTTAAGAAATTCAGTTTGGAATTTTTGTCTAACATTAATAGATAGTGAAGCACCCAAAATTTCATTGTCAACAAAATTGGAAAAATCAGATAGAGCCTTTTTTGATGATTCGTTACTCATTAAAAAGGCAGTGTTAAGAGCTGAGGTAAATAACCCATATGCACTAAAATTATTGTTGTGAGAGAAAAAGTTGCCTATTTCAGTTAATAGTTTGTGATAAGCAGAATACTTATCAGCATAATAGGTGGCAAGACTCTTTTCTTTTAAAGAATAAGCTAATTCCAATTTCCTTATATGGGTATTGTGAATGTTATTGATTATAGCAACTAATATAGGTGAAATAATTGCTGCTATTGCAACAGAAATAGAAAGAATTATAGATATTTTTTCTGTAAACATGTTTTATCCTTTCGCTTCGTTATTACTCGGTGCTGCAACACCTGTAATTGAAGTATAAAGGGAGAAATAGCAAAAGGCAACAGACAAGTAGTGTAAATCATAATATATAGAAAGGAGTGATGGAGGAACATATGGATGTGTTAATTTATGTGAATTATCAGGGCAAGGAATATTGCTGGGATGATTTGTCAAAAAGTCAACAGAAAGAATTTACAGAAAAGTTAAACCAACAGACAGCAAATCAGTTGGGATATGTAAAAAGTAATTAGGAGGAAAAAATGATAAAAGCAGATGGAGCAGAGGTAATTATTAAAGGCACTCCAAAAAACATAATGGTAGAAACAATGTTGATATTGAAATCAGTTAAAAGTGGTCTGGTTGAAGTGCTGGGTGAAACAAATGGTGAGAAAGCATACAAAGATATGTTGGAACTTTCAAACATGACAGAGGATGAAATTGAGGAAAAAGTCAAAGGAGCAAAGAGAAAGCTTTCCAACATGATAGCGGAAAATTTTTTGAAGTCTTTAATGGAATAATGGAGGATACAATGCAGCAAAGATTAGAAGTAAGAGAAATAAAAGAAGAGCCTGACGTACAAAATATACGGTCAAGCTCTAACAAAAATAAACCAATTACAGATTATCACAGATTGAGCGAAAAGTACAGAGTTGCTAACAGATACAAAAATATAATGATAGGAATTGTTACTGCACTTGTGATGTGGTACAACGACTGGATTTGTGTTGAAAGTATTCCACTAAGACTTCTATATGCAGGTGGAATAGTGTTAGTAATGAGTTTTTTGTGCGGAGCAGTTGATGAAATATTAATGGAGGAATAATAGATGAAAGAAGGTTATATTGTAAAAATAAAAATAGGTTATTGTGAGGCCTACTTTAAATTTAAGGATATTGAAGATGCAGCAGAATTTATGAGAGAAGCCTGTCAGCATAAAGAAAAAGGTGAAGATGAAATTAAAATAACAATAGAAGTAGAGGAGGATTTAAAATAAATGAATTTATATCAGATAAACGAAGAAATAGAAAATTGCATAGATGCGGAAACAGGAGAAATTCTGGATGTAGAAGCACTTAACAGCTTATCAATCGAAAGAGACAAAAAAATTGAAAACCTTGCCTGTTGGTACAAGAATCTCATGGCAGATGCAGAAGCTCTAAAAGCAGAAAAAAATGCATTTGCAGAAAGAGAAAAGACCGCAAAAAACAAAGCAGAATCAATTAAAAGATATTTGTCAACAGTTTTGGATGGAGAAAAGTTTACAACGGAAAAATGTGCCTTATCTTTTAGAAAATCAGAATCTGTAGAAGTTTTGGATATGGATGCTTTTATGAGCGATGATGAAGCAGAAGATTATTTAAACTATTTGAAACCAACAATAAATAAGGCAGAGCTTAAAAAGGCATTAAAGCAGGGCAAAACATTCAATGGAGTTCTGCTGAGCAGTAATTCCAATATTCAAATTAAATAGACGAGGAGGGAAATCATGGGAATACCAGTATTAATATTAGGAGCAAGTGGCTCCGGAAAATCGACTTCAATGAGAAACTTTAATGAGGAAGATGTAAGCATTTTTAATGTTGCAGGAAAGCCTTTACCATTCAGAAAAAAACTTCCAATAGTGAATAATGCTACATACAACATCATTTACAAGGTGTTACAGAATCCTAAAAAGAAAACATATGTAATAGACGACAGTCAGTATCTTATGGCTTTTGAATCATTTGATCATGCTAAAGATACGGGCTACACCAAATTTACCAATATGGCACTTAATTTTAAAAACTTAATCAGCTTTATAATTACTCAAACACCAGATGATTGTATTGTTTATTTTCTGCATCACACAGAGCTAACAGACAGTGGACAAATTAAGGCAAAAACACTTGGAAAAATGTTGGATAATCAACTGACAGTTGAAGGACTATTTTCAATTGTTTTAATGACAACAGTTGAAGGCTCAGAACATTATTTTGTAACTCAGTCGGATGGATCAAATACTTGTAAAAGTCCAATGGAAATGTTTGATATGAAAATTGATAACGATTTGAAATTGGTAGATGAAACAATAAGAGATTATTGGGAACTTAATAACAACAATAAAAACACAGAAAAGGAGAATTAATCAATGAGAAAACCAAGAAATTATGATAGTGCAGAAAAATACACAGGTGGAAAGAAGTTACCAGCAGGAGGTTACATCTGTAAGATTATTAACGTAAAGGAAGAAACAAGCAAGAGTGGAAATGACATGCTTGTATTAGCTTTCGATATTTGTGAAGGTGAGTTTAAAGATTTTTACAAGGAAGGTTATGAAAAAAATACATCAGAAGATAAAAAGTGGAGAGGAAACTTTTATATGATGGTTCCTGGAGAAGAGGCAGAAGCAAACGACTGGAAGCTTAGAAGATTTAAAACAAATATTGGAAAGTTTGAGGACAGTAACAATGGGTATCATTTCGACTGGGAACATCCTGAAAAATTATTAGGATTATTGGTTGGCATGGTATTTGGAGAAGAAGAGTATATTGCAAGCGACGGATCCAATAGATTTTCTACAAAACCAGTTAGATTAGAAACAACAGATACAATAAAAGATGGAGATTTTGATGTTCCTGCAGTCAAATATTTGGAACAGAATCCAAATGCTGTTACATCAAACAGTAATTCTTTTGTTGATATTCCGGATAGTGCGGACGGAGAACAAATTCCGTTTAACTTTTAATCATGGATATATTTAATGTTGAAAAATCCCTCAAAAACATAATCATTTTATATGACACAAGAGAACAACCAACTAAAAAATTAGAACGCAGGATAAGCCAATTTGGCTGTCCTGCATTAAGAAAAAAACTTGATTATGGCGATTACTCCATTAAATGTATTCTATCCAATAACGAAGAATATTCGATGGAAAACAAAGTTGTTATTGAGCGAAAAATGGACATAGATGAATTGGCAATGTGTATGGGTAAGGAAAGAAAGCGGTTTGAAGCTGAATTTGAACGTTCTGCAAAAGATGGGGCAAAAGTATACCTGCTGGTTGAAAATGGCAGTATGGACAAGATTTTGCGTCATGATTACTCAAGTAGAATGAATGCAAAGGCTTTGATGGCATCGTTGTGTGCATGGATGCCAAGATACAATATGGTTCCAATATTTTGTACAGCAGCTAATTCGGGAAAGATGATAAAAGAAATATTGTTTAGAGAATTAAAGGAGCATTTGACAGCATATGGAGAAGAAAAAAAGCAACAAAGGATGGGTTAAAGTTTACAGGGAAATAATGGACAATGACCTATGGGAAGACAAGCCTTTTGCAAGAGGACAGGCATGGGTTGATCTTATAATGCTGGCAAATCATAAAGACCATGAATTCTTATTTAATTCAACATTTTTGAATGTGACACCTGGTACGGTGGTGACCAGTAAAAGGATGTTAGGAGAACGTTGGGGATGGTCAAGAACAAAAGTCACAAAATTTTTAAATGAATTAGAAATGGTGGAGATGATAAGCCAAAAAAGTGACACACAAAAGACCGTCATAAAATTAGTTAATTATGAGAAATATCAGGGAATTGTGGAGGGTGCAGGCAATGCAAATGAACCACAAAAAGAATATCAAAAAAACATCAAAAAAACATCAAAAAAGCCACAGAAAGACACAAACAAGAATGATAAGAATTATAAAGAATTAAAAAAGAATGAAAAAGAAGGTGTCGGCACAGCTCCGGTGAGGGAGCTGACCGACCAGGAATTAAGGGAGCTTGGATATGAGTAGGTATTATAAGTTTAAAAAAGAAGATGCAGAAAATTTCAAAACTCATGTCGGAGCCATGACCAGAACTTTTGGAGATGAAATGATATTTGCTTATTGTCCTTATTGCAAAGGTGGTAAACATAGAGACAGAGAAACATTTTCAATAAACACTAGCACGGGACAATTTGAATGCAAACGTTCAAGCTGTGGAGCACATGGCAATATGATTACTCTTGCGAAAGATTTTGATTTTTCATTGGGTACAGAATATGACAGATATTATAACAGGGATTATTCAAGATTTATTAAACCTAGAAAAAAAGAAATTGAAATAAGAGAACCAGCAGTCAATTATATGCTAAGTAGAGGCATTAGTGAAAAGACAACAAAAAAATATAAGCTAACAACCATTCCGGGAAAGGACAATATTCTGGTTTTTCCATTTTTTGATGATAAAGGAATGTTAGTAACAACCAAATACAGGAAAACAGATTTTGATAAATCCAGAGATAGAAATAAAGAATGGTTTGAGGCAAACTGTATGCCCATTCTTTTTGGAATGGAACAGTGTAATTTGGAAAACAAAACACTAGTAATTACAGAAGGGCAGATTGATAGTTTATCAGTAGCAGAAGCAGGAATTGAAAATGCAGTATCGGTACCTAATGGAGCAAGAGGGTTCACATGGGTACCATATTGCTGGAATTGGTTTTCAAAATTTACAAAACTAATAGTTTTTGGAGATTTCGAAAATGGGAACATGACCTTGCTAAAAGAATTAGAAACAAGGTTTCCGGGAACTGTTTGTGCAGTACAAGAAGCAGATTATCAGGGATGTAAGGATGCAAATGAGATTTTACAGAAGTTTGGGAAAAATGCAGTAAAAGCAGCAGTTGAAAAAGCAAAGCCATTACCTGTTAGAAGAGTAAAGGATTTATCAGATGTTCAAAGCGTAGACATTTACTCAATGGAAAAGATAAAAAGTGGAATAAAGTCTATTGATAAAATCATTGGTGGATTTTACGAAGGACAGGTTATTTTACTTACAGGAAAACGTGGAAAAGGAAAATCCACATTAGCAAGTCAGTTTTGTGTATCTGCATTGGAGCAGGGAAAAAACATATTTGCATATTCTGGAGAATTACAGGACTATTTCTTTAAACGTTGGTTGGATTTTCAGATTGCAGGTCCTGAAAACATTATAGACACAACAAACGAATTTGGAGAAACAAAGAGGTTTATTACAGGGTCGAACATCCAAAAAATAAATGCATGGTATAAGGGCAGAGCATACATATATGACAATAATATTATCGAAGATGAGGAGCCGGAAGATTTATTAAAAACATTAGAGGAAGCAATAATGCAATACGGAATAAATATGGTTTTAATAGATAATCTTATGACATCCATTGAGATTAATGTTAATTCAGACTTATACAGAGCACAAAGTATGTTCGTAAATAAATTATGCAAGTTGGCTAAAAGACACAACATTGTAATTTTGTTGATTGTACATCCAAGAAAAAATGCGGCAGGTAACATGGATGAAAATGATGAAGTATCAGGATCCGCTGATATTACAAACAGAGTAGATGTTGTAATGACATACAAAGGTGATAAGGAGTTGGCAGATGATGAAAGATATTTGTCAATTTCCAAAAACAGATTAACAGGAAAGTTAACAAGGGATAAGGGAATTGAACTTTATTACGATGATGTTTCAAAAAGAATATCAGATACAAGGGATTTTTTAGTTGATTATGGTTGGAATAAAGATTCAGATGGATTTGTGGACATCCCGGAAGATGGGAAATTACCATTTGATAATTTTTAGGTGATAACATGGATAGATTTAAGGTTATATACAATGCAATAGCAGATATTGGAAAAGTAATTTTTAAATATAAAAAACAAAATATAAATTCCAATACAGAAGATATTATTTGTGAGCAGATGATTAAGGAATTGCAGCAGGTAAAAGATAAAAAATATATTGATGAAAGAAATGGGAAATTATTCAGTGATATAGCTAGTACAATACTGGATTTTTTATTTTTCAAATATTAGCAAGGAGGAATAATGTTAAACGGAAACAGAATAGCAGAGATAGAGGCCAGATTAAATAAATTGGAAGATGAGGAGTTTTGTTTGGAAATGAATATGTGATTGTTGATATATTCTTAAGAATGCTAACTCCAGAAGAATTAAAGTTAGCACAGGGATTTCCAAGGGACTACATCATAGACAGAGTTGACGGAAAGCCATATCCGAAATCTAAGCAGGTGGCAAGAATTGGAAACAGTGTTGTTCCAATTATGGCTCAAAAATTAGTTGAAGCGAATTGTGGCTATTTGAAGGTCGGAGAAAGAGTTCCAAAATTATATATAAATGACGATAGTCCACAGTTGAGTTTTATGTAAATGTTAAGAAATGTTAAGGAGTGAGAGAAATGAGTAAGTTTAAGGTTGAAGTTGGTGGATATGTTAGCTGTTTTAGGAAAAGAATATTAACTATATATGCAGATACAGAAGAAGAAGCAAAAGAGAAGGCGATGGATAAATTTTCCGATTTAGTCCAAACGAAATCAGGTGATTTGCTTGAAGGTTGCCAAGTAGATGACATTTATGAAATATAAAGGCAGGTGTTGAGAATGAGTAAAGCAGTATTAGTAATGGATATGCCTAAATCTTGTAATAAATGTAAATTTTTTAATTCTCAATATCGGTACTGTGTTTTAAAGGGTTTACCTTTAAAACGTAAAGATGGGAAATACGGTAAAACAAAAATCAGCAAAGAAAGAGCTGATTGGTGTCCGCTCCGGGAGCTGCCAGAGAAGAAACCCAAACAAGTACCAGTAGCATATAGTTACTTTGGAGCATACAACAACGGATGGATTCCGTGCAGTGAGAGACTGCCGGAAGAAGGTGTTCCTGTAAACATTACATGGAAAAATAATAATCCACTATCATATTATAACAACATTAAAAACATTCCATTTACAGATACAGCTATTTTATACAAAAATAAATGGTATTGGTATTCCTGTATTTGTCTTGATATTTTAAACGAATATGGAAAAAATGATGCTGATGCCGTGGATAAAGATATTGATATTATCGCATGGCAACCACTACCATTGCCATACAGAGAGGAGCAGGAAGATGGAAGATAGATATTTATTCAAGGCAAAAAGACTTGATAACGGAGAATGGGTGAAAGGAGCTTTAGTATATGACGATATTGACAAGTTGTACAGGATAATTACTGAAATTGACTATTCCACAGGAACTTGTATAACAACAGATAAAGCTCCAAGAGTTGATGCATCTACAATCTGCCAATGCACAGGCTTGAAAGATAAGAACGGCAAACTGGTTTGGGAGAATGATGTTGTTGCCTATTGGGACACATACAGCACAGAAAGCGGACTCGCAGAAGCTGATTGCGCAGGACAGGTAGTATGGGATGACGAAACGATGTCTTTTCAAGTAACAAACAGACTTTCGGCTGAAAGCTATGAGGTTTTAGATGAATGTAGTGTTATCGGCAACGTTTTTGACAATAAAGAGTTATTAGAAAGTGAGAAATAATATGAAAGAGAATGAAGCAATTAAGGAATTGCATAAAATAAGACCTAGAGGCAGTATTATACCACAAAAGAGAGCGGAGGCTTTAGATGTAGCAATACAGGCATTAGAAAATCAAATAAAAATAAACGAGGCATTTAATAAATGGAAAGAAGATATAAGTGGATTTTATGGAGCAGATTGTGAAACTACAGAATTGATTAATAACTTAGTAAAGATATTGGAGGATAAGCAGAATGAGATTAATAGATGCAATTAGTTCAAGATTAGTTCAAGATTAGTTCAAGAGAGAATATAAGGAGGGTGATTAGATGGAAAAAAGACAATTAGAAGCGTATAGAATTAACGAGCAGTTAATAAGACGAAATCTGGCTAAAATCGAAGAAGAAGAAAGCAGGGATATAGATGTTGTCTACGGAAAGGTGAAAAGCTCAATGGCTGAATTTCCCTACATACCAACGCACGTGGCGGTACAAATGAAAGAACCGAAGGAAGCAGACAAGAGCAACAGACGCATAAGCCAGTGGAAGTCGGAAATTGATAAGGCAGAACAGCAGAATAAGGAAGTGGAAACATTTATATCTTCTATATCAGATACAAGAGCAAGGGAAATATTCTCATTAAAATACATTGAAGGTAAGAAGGTATCAGAGATTGCAGAAGAAATGGGATATACAAAAGGAAGAATATCCCAGATAATATCTACAAATTTGTAAGTATTTTGAAAACATTAAACAAATTAAACAAAGAGGTGTGATATAATTATCGTGTGAAGTACTGCAAATACATTCACTCCTCCTGGTAAGGTTTAAATTTGCTTCGGAAAAGGCAGTTTGTAGATATTATTCTATAAGCTGTCTTTTCTGGTTGTAAGAAAGGTTAAAAGCTCAATGAAAGCTAACAAAAATATGAAAATAGAATACATACAAATAGATGACATATTGCCATATCAGAATAATGCAAAGAAACATCCTAAGAAGCAAATAGAACAGATTAAGCAGAGCATTACAGAATTTGGTTTCAATGACCCTGTTGCGGTAGATGAAAACAATATAGTGATAGAGGGTCACGGAAGATTGTTGGCAGCTAAGGAGTTGGGAATAAATGAATTGCCATGTATAAGATTAGCCGGCATGACAAAGCAGGAGAAAAAAGCATATATTCTTGTGCATAATAAATTAACAATGAACAGTGACTTTGATATAGATATTCTCAATGAAGAATTAACAAGTATTGTTGACATCGATATGGAGGATTTCGATTTCGCTATACCAGACATTGAAGATGATGAAGATATTGACGATGGATGGTATGGAGACGAAAGAGAAAGAACATTCAACGCATACAATCTTGACGAATACGATGAAATGAGAAGCACAGGCTTTTATCAGATGCCGATAATCAAGGCACAGAACGCAAGCCCTGACGAGCTTATATCATTCAATTATGTTTTAAGTACTAAAAAGACGTGCGGGGTTCATTTTTACATAGATGATTATCAATTTGAACGGATATGGAACAACCCACAAGAATATATCGAGAAATTGAAGAAATTTGATTGTGTATTCACTCCGGACTTTAGCTTGTATCTCGATATGCCTATAGCAATGAAGATATGGAATGTGTACAGGTCTAAGCTGATAGGTCAAATGATGCAGGATGCAGGTATAACGGTAATACCAACGTTACAATGGGCTGAAAAAGAGACATTTGCCTTTTGCTTTGATGGAATAGAGCCGGGTGGAACTGTTACAGTGTCAACAATAGGTGTAAAAAGGGATGAAAATGCAACTAAAATATGGTATGATGGAATGGATGAAGCAATAAAGAGAATAGAGCCATCAAGGGTATTGGTATATGGTGGAGATATTGGCTATAAATACCCGGATGGAATAGAGGTAAGATATTACGATAACAAAGCGTTTAAGAATTAATAGAAAGGAGACGGAAACAATGTTAAAGGAAACATTTTTGCATAGAATGAAAGGAATATCAATAGATATTGGAGATTATATATTATATTCTAAGCCCTGTAGAATTGTTAATATAGATACAAACGATGAAGTTAAATTTAAAGATATGGAAGATGCATATGAGCATGGCATGGTAGGTAACATGTCATTAAAGGAATTTGTTGAAAAAGCGGATAATGAATATACATATAAACCGGCAAAAAATAAAATTTAAAGGAATATGGCTATGGTTTAATATTTTATGCATAAGAGGAGGGTAATAGAAGATGGGTGGACGTGGAGCAAGTAGCGGAATTGGTACTGGAGTAATTGACGAAAAAAAAATAAGAGAAAAAATGACAAAGCTATATAAGCAATATGGTGGTTTTGCAAGATTAGATAAGCAGGAAGTAGCTGATGCACGAAAAAGGTGGTTAAAAATGAAAGAAAAAGCCGATGCATTGGCTGAGAAAAGTAGAAAACCACCTATGAGTAACGTAAAAGAAGGAAGCCAAAAAACGTTTACTAACGGATTTGGAGAAGCTACTAGTAGAGAAATCACATCTGCAACATACAAACGGGCACAGAAAAGGATGGAAAAGGATATACTAGGAAATATGGGATATTAGAAAGGCAGGTGATAGAAGATGGGAAAGCGCTTTACAGAAATGACTAAAGAGGAATTGGCAGAAGCAGGAAGAAAAGGTGGCCTTAAATCTGTGGAAGTACGACGTCAAAAGAAAGCGATGAAAGAAGCACTTGAAATTCTTCTTTCATTACCACTCAAAGACCAAGAATTAGTAGAAGCAGAAGAAGTAAAGAGCCTTGCAGAATTAAGCGGTAAAAACATAGATATACAGACCGCTATATTAATAGCACAGATAAAGAAAGCATTAAAAGGGTCAGTTGCAAGTGCTGAATTTTTAAGAGATACGGCAGGGGAAAGACCGGAGGATATAGTCAATCTTAATGCTGATGGCGAAGATACTAAACTTAATATTAATATCAGCTACGGCACATCTGACAAGGAGCAGACATGAATATAAATGTTGAGCTTAACGAATCTTTTAGAGTAGTCAACGAAAGTAAAAAACGTTACATCGTAATGAAAGGTTCGGCAGGTTCCGGAAAGTCAGTAGACACCGCAATGAATTACATATTGCGACTGATGAAAGATGATGGAAGGAATCTTCTTTGTGTCAGAAAATCGGACGTAACAAATAGAGATAGCACTTTTGCAGAATTGCAGGGGGCTATTTTTCGTATGTTTGGCGATAAATGGGAAAACTATTGGCTGATACGTCAAAACCCATTAATGATGGAATGCAAGATCAATGGTAATCAAATAATATTCCGTGGTGTCAATGATGATAAGCAAAGAGAAAAATTAAAATCTATCACATTTAAACGTGGCAAATTAACTGATGTATGGATAGAAGAAGCAACAGAGTTAATGCAAAGCGATTTAGAAATTATTGACGATAGATTAAGAGGTGAACTACCGGAAGGACAGTTCTACCAAATCAAAATGACATTCAACCCGGTTAGTGCTACTCACTGGATTAAAAAAGTATTCTTTGATGTTCAAGACGACAACGTTTTAACTCATTCAAGCAACTATAAGCAAAACAGATTTATTGATGATGCTTATTATAAGAGAATGGAGAGACGTAAGATAGTTGACCCGGAAGGATATAAGATATACGGCTTAGGCGAATGGGGTGAAGTCGGTGGATTAATTCTTCATAACTTTATCGTTGAGGATTTCGACACGGCACCGGAAAGATTTGACTATATGGTTAATTCGCAGGACTTTGGTTATAACCATGCTAACTGTCTGTTAGCCATAGGCTTTAAAGATGGTGAAATGTATGTATGCAAGGAGATGTATGAATACGAAAAAGATACGGGAGAGTTAATCGAACTTGCAGGCAAAATGCAATATGATAAAAAGCTGCCAATGTATTGCGACAGCGCAGAACCGGACAGAATCAAGATGTGGCAAAAAGCAGGATATACAAGAGCCAGAGGAGTTATAAAAGGAGCCGGTAGCGTACACGCACAGATTGACTACCTTAAGCAGATACCGAAGATACATATACATTGTTCTTGCGTAAACACATATAAAGAAGCAAGCCAGTGGAAATGGCAATTAGACCCAAAAACCAATGAATACACGGACGAGCCGGTTAATTTTTTTGATGATGCAATGGCTTGTTTGAGGTATTCAGTTGAAGATATAAGAAGAAATAGCAAGGTTAAGGCAAGACCGAGACCTAAAGGCTTATAAGGAGACAATATGGCTATATACATAGATGCAAACCTTGTTCCTGATGTGGATAACATTAGTGATTCAGTTTTTAGATATTTAATAAAAAAACACAAAACCAGAAGAGTTGGGCTTGATAACAATTATGAATACTATTTAGGGCATCACAAGATAATGACATCAGACCCGGAAGATGAAGACAAGATAAGAGTATACAGCAATTATGCCAAGTACGTTGTTGACATTGGAACTGGTTTTTATTTAGGTGAACCGGTAAAATACAATAGCAACGAAGAAGAAAGCAACAAAGAGCGAAAAAGAGAGCTGTCAAATGGTATTCATGCACGAATTAACAACGGAGCAACGGAATTATATGATTTCAATGCGAATAATCGACAGATTGATATAGATGCACTGATAGATGCATACAACGACCAAACCATATCCGAATGCGATGTTAAGATAGCAAAGTATATCGGAATATTTGGTGAATGTTACGAGTTAGAATATGCAAGCAGTGATACAGTCCCTACACCGAGAACCAGTGTTATTGACCCAAGAAATTGCATTATGGTAAGAGATAATACAGTTGAGCATAACAAGTTGTTTGCCATTGTGTACGATATTTGCGAAGATTTAAGCGAAGTTAAATACTACGATGTAATGGTGTATACAGACCACAACAGTAAGCATTACAGAAGCAGAGACTTAGAAAATTTCGAGTTTTCACAACATGAAGAAAACGAACACTTTTTCGGAGAGGTTCCGGTAGTTGAATATCAGAACAACGACGAAAGGCAGGGAGACTATGAGCAGGTGATTCCATTGATTGATGGACTGAATGAATTGTTTAGCAATCGTCTAACAGACAAGAAGAAATTTGTGAACAGCTTGCTTGCTATGTTTGGAGCCACTATAGATGAAGATTCACTTAAAATTCTTAAAGAAGAAAAGTATCTTGATGGAATACCGACGGATGCAAGAATTGAGTATATACAAAAAGTTTTTGACGAAGGCTCAATGACAATACTTAGCAACGACATAATTCGTGAAATCCACAAAATGACACTTACAGTTGATATGACGGATGAAAACTTTGCGGGAAATTCAAGCGGTCAGGCATTAATGCTTAAGTTAATGACAATGAATATACTTGTTAAGTCAAAAATGAGGTCTTTTGAAAAAGGCTTGAAGAAAAGATTTGAAATGTATAATCATTGGCTGTTTATCAATGGTGCAATGAATATCATTGATAAAAAAGAAGTAGACATTATATTTACAATATCAATGCCACTTGATAAAGCGGAAATACTTGATACCGTTGTAAAGTTACAAGGAATTGTTGACAACAAGACATTGTTACAGCAGTTATGGTTCATCAAGGATGCTGATAAGGTTATAGAAGCACTTAAAGAGCAGAAAGAGGAAGAACAAAAGCAGTATTTAGATGCTATCGGCTTGCAACAGAAAGCACTTGATGATAACTATAACGATAACGAAGATTACAGTGGTGAATAATGAGATATTGGAAGTCAAGAGCAATACACAATGAACAGCTTATGAAAGAGCGAACGGATGAAACTATTAAAAAAGTCAATGCTTTGTATGACGATGTGAACACGGGATTAACACAATCCGCAATAAAAATACTCCAACGATATTGTACATGGCACAATTTAACTGTGGATAATGCTTTAAAGCTGCTTAATGAGAAACAAACAAAAGAATACATAGAACAATTATTTGAAACACTCAAAGAAGTAACTGACGTACAAAAAAAAGCTGAAATAATGGCGAAAATCAATGCCCCTGCATATGCTGCTAGAATAAGCCGAATACAGGCAATACAGAGCTTGATTATTGCAGAAGCATACAGCGTAGGATATAAAAGCTCAAAGCTAACTGAAATAAGGCTGATTAATGAATATAAACAAAGCTACTATCAGGAACACTATACAATTCAGCATGGAACAGGTTTGGCTTATGATTTTTCTAAAATATCAAATCACGATGTAAAAGCTGCTATTCAAACAGAATGGAAAGGCGGTAATTATTCAAAAAGGATATGGAAAGATACAGAGAAATTAGCAAAGGTTCTGGAATACACAATAACGCAAGGGCTTATGACGGGAATGACGTTCAGGGAGATGGAAGAAATATTCGATAAGAAAATTCATTCATCAAGGAATAACATTAACCGCATCATAAGAACTGAAACCGCTTTTTGCGCAAGTAAGGGCAGAGAAGAAGCCATTAAGGACGCAGGAATTGAGAAATATATATTTATTGCTACACTTGATTTGCGAACAAGTACAATTTGTCGTGCGTTGGATGGCAAGGTATTTCTCGTAAAAGATGCAGAAGTTGGCAAGAATAAACCACCTATGCATCCAAATTGCAGAAGCACGGATGGAGCTTATATCGACGGCAAGAATAGAAAAGAGTTAAAAAGACGAGCAAGGAATCCAATAACGGGTGAAAATGAGCTTGTGCCTCAAAATATGTCTTATGCCGAATGGTACAAGAAGTATGTTGTTGAAAATAAAAACTCTATGAGAGCAAGAGCAAATGAAGAAGCCATAAAAAAATACGGTATCAAAAATCCGTATAATTTAACGGATGAAGAACTAAAGCAGAGGATTAAACATAATACTTAAAATCTTTCCGTATCGGAGAGTTTTTATAAATGGCAAGGAATAAGCCATAAACACCAAGGTAAAGCAATGTAAGGCTAGAACTTACGTCGCTTTTTTTATACGAATTTTTAACTTTAAGGCACGTACTTAAAGGGAAAGCGAGGTAATCACAATGAGAAAAGAAGCACAGAAACCATTTTTTCCACTCAATTTGCAGTTTTTTGCAGAAGCGAGTGAAGGCGGCGAAAATGAGCCAACCGATGGCAATGAGTTATCACTTGATGAAGTAATGGATAAGTTCACAGCGGAGGATATATTAAACCATCCAAACATGGCTAAAGCCATTCAGTCACGAGTAGATACTACTGTAACTAAAGCATTAGGGACAGCCAGAAAAAGATGGGAGCAGGAACAGAGCGAAGCACAGAAACTTGAAAATATGAGTGCGGAGCAGAGAAGGGCATTTGATTTAGACCAGAGAGAAAAGAAATTACTTGAAAGAGAGAAAGCGGACGAACGTAGACAGTTGGAATTATCAGCCGGCAACGAATTACAGCGCAGAGGTTTGGACGCAAGGTTCAAGGAGTATCTTACCGGAAAGGATGCCGAGGAAACATCAGAGCGCATTAATACATTTGAAGCAGCATTTAAAGAAGCGGTTAAAAATGCAACTAATGAGCGAATGAGAGGCGAAAAGCCACCAAAAGACGTCAACGGTGGTAGCAAATTTACACTTGAAGAAATCAAGGGAATGTCAACGGCTGAAATCAATGCCAACTGGGATGCAATACAGGAAGTATTGCGTACAAGTAAATAGGTTCAAGCCTACCTACTAAAGAACACATTTAAAGGCTAATAAAGAAGAAAGATATAAGAGGTAAAAAGAATGTCAGTTAAAAATTTTATTCCACAGATATGGAGTGCAAGATTACTTGAACATCTTGATAAATCCCATGTATATGTTGCCCTTTGCAACAGAGATTACGAAGGCGAAATCAAAATGTTTGGTGACACAGTAAAGGTTAATCAGTTAGGTGATATTACTGTTAAGGACTATGAAGGAACAATAGATGACCCGGAAGATTTAGACGGAACACAGCAGATATTAACTATCAATCAGAAGAAGTACTTCAACTTCAAGATTGATGATGTTGATAAGGCACAGGTAAATCCTAAGTTAATGGATGGTGCTATGCAGAGAAGTGCTTATGCTCTTAATGATACAACAGATAGTTTTGTTGCAAACCTTATGGCAGTTAATGCAGGTGCTAAGGTTGGCGATGATACTACACCAATTGTACCAACTAAGGACACTGCATATGAATATCTTGTTGATTTAGGAACTAAGCTTACTGAAAACAATGTACCGCTTGCAGGCAGATGGGCAGTGTTACCGGCTTTCTATTACGGCTTACTTTTGAAAGATAACCGTTTTGTTGGAAATGGTACAGATTTTAATAAAGCTGTTTTAAGCGGTGAGCCTATCGGTTCGGCTGCGGGATTCACCATTTATGTATCAAATAATTGTCCTAACACAGAGGGAGCAAAGTATAAGGTAATCGGTGGAACTAACAGCGCTACAAGTTTTGCAGAGCAGATTCTGGAAGTTGAAGGCTATCGCCCAGAAAAATCATTCAGCGATGCAGTTAAGGGGCTTCATGTATATGGTGCTAAGGTATTTCAGGGTAAGTGCCTTGCAGTTTTAACTTGCAACGCAAAGTAGTGAGGTAAGATATGGCAGTAATAACGAATAAAGCCACCGGATTTGTTACAGTGTGCAATAATGCCGATGTAATTAAAACGTGTATGGCTGATAGTAATTATATTGTAGTGGAAGAGAAAAAGGCTTCCACTACAAAGCCAAAAACAAGGGCAAAAGCAACAAAGTAATAATAACGAGGTGGATATGACAAAGTTAGATAAATTAAAGTTAAGACTTAACATTGCGGACAATTCGCAGGACGCATTACTTAATATGTTCATTGAGGATGCAGTTGATAAAGTCCGGCTATATCTTAATTATCGAAACGAAGAAAGTCTTGAAGCCTTTGACGGAACTGTAATTCAGATAGCAACCGTACTCTATAAGCAGTTTAACAGTTCTAAAGACGTCAAAAGTGAAAGCTATAGCGAGGGCTCTGTGTCACAGAGTACAACATATATAGCAAGCGCTGAATATGACGGGCAGATAGAAAGCCTATTGAACGGGATAGCGAGGTATAGAAGGTTAAGGTTATATGTCAAAAGTTGAGATAAGGATTGATGCCGTTAGCGATGGAAACATTCTTCACATAACAGGACAATCAAAAATAGAGAGAAATAGAATACTATGTACTGTCATTCCGTACACAATTAAATCTGATAGATATGACAATGAAGCATATGTATACGATGATAAGGACACATTCACTATTAGTATAATGTGGCTGCCGGTATCAAGTCAGGTAGAAATTGCAGAATACGGCGAACGTGTTAACGAAATGCTACAAGGGGTGCTATGGAGCGATGACACTATCAGGGAAAAAGACAGAATAATAGTAAATGGCATTGCTTACACGGTTGTATCAGTAAAGCCATTTCCGTCATATAGGCTTCTGCTTATTGAGAGGGTACGATAATGGGAATATCTATTGAGGGATTGGATAAGCTGAATAAGTTACTTGATAGTATTGATAGAAGAAGCGAATCCAATTTAGTGCAGGAATTTAAGGCGATAGCCGAAGACATAAGTACGGATGCAAGGATGTTAGCCCCGGTGCAGGATGGAAGATTGAGAAACAGTATTGATTGGCGAGTGACGAAAGACAATCGTGCAGTTGCAGGCGAGGCCTTTAGTCAACTTAGCTATGCAAGATATGTTGAATTTGGTACTGGAATAAAAGGTGCAGAAGCCGGGCTTGTAAGAGACGGAGTAAATCTGACTTACACGATGCAACCGTGGGTTATTCCGGCATCTAAGATGTCTAAGGAAACAGCTGAACAATACCATTTCATCCCAATTAAAAAGAACGGTGAAGTAATAGGCTATCTGTGTCATGGAGCCAAACCACATCCGTTCTTATATCCTGCATTGCAGCAGAACAAAGATAAGATTGTGAAGATTTCAAAAAAAGCAGTCTTAAAAATGGAGTAAAAAATGGTAGATGCAAGAATACAGATTTTAACATTGCTCAAAAACATTGAGTATACCGGGTTGACTGTAAAGCCTAATTTCCCAAAGGAAATAAAAACAGTTCCACTAGTGACCTTTTTTGAGGTTACAAACTCCAATACAAGTATTAAGGTCAGAGACAGCATATCGTATCAGATTGACGTTTTTGAAAACAATTTCGAGCGAGTGATTGACCTCATGCAGCTTGTAGATGGTGTAATGACACAGTTAGGATTAAACCGGAACTATGTTAGCCCTGACGAGGATTGTATAGATGCGAGCGGGTATTACCGCAAAACATTGAGATATTCTTGTAATGTTGATATTAGAACCGGAAGAATTATAGATTAAGAGAGGTAATTAAAATGGATAAAAAACCGCAGGGTCTTATGAGTATCGGAATTGAAGTTTCGATAAACAAAAGTGTTTTAAACTACGTTACAGAAATCGGTGATTTAGGTGGAAAGCCTAGTCAGCAGGATGCAACCTGCTTGAAAGATGCGATTAAGGTGAATGTTGATGGTGTTAAAGACTTAAGTGAGTGGGAAGTTACATATTTGTATGAGAACACAGATGCCACAAGTGATTTTAGAGTGCTTAAGGCACTTGAAAAAGCCGGAAACAGCGTTGATATAGTAGTTACAATGCCTGACGGAACTAAGTTCACAACAACCGGTACAGTATCAACTTATGTGACAGGTGCAAAGGTTGATGGACTTATCGAAGCTAAGGCATCAGTTTCACTTAAAAAGGATTGGGACGTAACAGACCCACCAGCATCTTCACAGAGCACAGGTAAATAATTTAATAATAGGGGCTACAATTAGAGTAGCCCCAGAAAGTAGGACAAAATGAAAACAGTTGAATTGAATTTAAAAAATAGAGAAGAAAAGGTAAAAGTACATCTTAGATTGACTTGTGGCGGACAGCTTAAGCTCAAAGACAAATATGAGGATAGCATTATCACTGTTATTCTTGATGCAATGGATGACATCGAAAAATGCATAGATGTATTAGAAACAGCCCTTAATTACAGAGATAACGACAACGTGATTACAGATGGAGTGGAGCTGTATGACATGCTTGTGGATAATGATTACAGTGGAGCTGCTGAATTTGGAAAGGTGCTTCTTGATGTAGCTGTTGCAAGTGGAATTATAAGAAAAGACCAAGCTAATTCACTACTTAACACAATAAGCAGAACCTATGAAGAAGCATTTAAAAACATTGATGAACTGGAAATCAAAGAGAATGCATTAAATACACCCACAGAGCAGTAACGAACCCTTAACCATCGAGCATTTAATGAGCGAAGCCATAATATGTGGAATTGACCCTATGAATATATACGATTATACATGGGGTGAGCTGATAGATTACGTCAATTCAGCAAATGAGCGGATGCGTCGCACCGCAAAGCAGACCGCAAAAGTGGCATTTGGGATGGTAGGGCTTATGTTTTCTCAAAAAGAACAAACAATATACGATGCCTTTCCGTTTTGCTTTACGAAGGAAGAAATCAAGGAAGCAGAAGTGGAGAAATACAGGCAACGTATGTTCAGGCACGCACAGGCAAGCAAACAATATTTCAATAAAGATAGTAATTAAGGGACTGTTAAAACACAGTTCCTTTTTATTATTGAAGGAGTAAAAAGTGACAGTTGAAGAAATCAAGGTTAAATTTAGTGCTGACATAAGTAAAATACACAGCGCAATGCAAAAAGTGAAAAGTGACTTAAAGGCTGCCGAAAATGCTCTTGATGGTGTGTCTGATGATATAGAACGTGCAAGACGTAGTGGCAACAAGAAGGCACAGGATATAGCAAAAGCACTGGAAAAAGAAGTATCAGCATACAGAAAAGCAGAAGAAAAGACTAATCAGTACAGCAAAGCCCTTGAAGTTGTTAAGCAGAAGGTGGAGCAGACATCAAATAAATTCTCACAACAAAAGAAAACACTGGATAGTGAAAACAATAGACTGGAGAAAATGAAAACAGCATACAACCAGTTAGGTAGCACTATGGCTAAGCTGAACATTAACACCAGTGTAGAGCAGGAACTAAAAACATTAGAATCAACTTTAGAAACTAATAAGCGAAAAGCATTAGAGGTTGAACGTGCGATGCACAAGATAGAGACTTCTCCGGTAGATATTGGAGAGGTTGACGGTAAGTTCATGGGATATGAGGAGCTTGCTAATATGCTTAATCAGTTAGACACGGAAAGCGAGCAGGCATATAACAGGTTAAATCAACTCAAATCCGGTATTGAAGGTGTTGACAATGAGCTTCTTAAATTTGGCTCACAGGCGGGAATGGAAAAACTGTCACAGGAAATAACAAAGCAGGAAGCTAAAGTTGAAGGGCTAAAAACTAAATATAAGAGTACAGGAACAACCCTTGATAGTTTAAAAGCTAAGCAAAACAGCGCTGTATCAAATCTGGCACAATCACAATCTGTAATGTCTGCAAGTGGTTCAAAAATAATGGCATTGAGGAAAAATCTTGGCTCATTATCAACCGCAAATGTGGGAAAAGGCATGGCTAATGCATCCGCAGGAATACAGGGTACAATATCGAAAATTAGAGGCGTTGGTAATGCCCTTAAGCAGTGCGGAGTTAAGGCGGTACAAGTCGGACAGAAAATCGGTTCTGCATTTAAGGTGGCGGGCAAGGTTGCTGTTACTGCAATGTCAAAAGTCCTTATTCCATTTACACTGATAGGCAAATTGGGAACTAATGCGGTCAATAAGTTAAACAACTCTTTCAAAAAAATGGGACAAAATATGCGCATGATTAAAAGCATAATAATGTCAATGTTGCTTATGCAAATATTTACAATTGTAAGTGACGGCTTTAAATCACTTGCTAGTCAAAGCGACAGCTTTAACAGAAAAATGAGCAGCATATATTCCAGTTTTGTATATCTTAAAAACAGCATAATAGCTTGTTTTAGCAATGTATTAGGTGCGGTTCAACCAATGCTTACAAGCATAATTAATTATGTAGGTGAAGCATTTAATAAATTAGGTCAGTTCTTAGCCTTACTTAGCGGAAAAACAACATATACCAAAGCAGTATATAAGCAGAAAGACTTCAATCAGGCAATGAGTGATGGTAAGGATGCCACTGATAAAGCTAATGCAAGCGCTAAAGAATATCAGAAGACAATAGC